CGAACTAACAGCAAAACAAAAAGCTTTTGCGCTGGAAGTTGCCAAGGGCTCAACGAGTGCAAGCGCGTACCGTAAAGCGTATAACAGCAAGGGCAAAACGCTGACGCAAGCAAACGAGGCATCACGCCTGAACGCCCGCCCAGATATCGCCGCAGAAATAAAAGCATACGAGCTGGCAATTGAGGCGGCAAAACATAGATCGCCCGCGGCTTTGCGGGAGCTCGTGATCCAATCACTCGTGCAAGTTATCATCGACCCCGACGCAAAGCCCGCCCAGATCACCGCCGCCGCTAAGGTATTGGGCACAGTCACCGAGGTAGCTGCATTTACTCAGCGTTCCGAGGTGAAGACGATTACCAGCAGTGAGGATGCCCGGGCGGCTATCATGGCTCAATTGAGACAGTTGAGCAACGCCGACGCCGTGGACGTTGACACCATAGACGATGCAGAATCATTGCTAGCCGAGCTTAGTGCCGACGCGATTTCGTCGGACGCTGCACCCCACCCGCCCCCGACCCCCCAAGCTGACGATCAGGTCCCCTCTGCGCACATACATACTATTCCACATGAACGAGCCAAATTCCCAGCCGATTTGCAAGAGGACTCCACACAGGAAGACCCCCCCTTGCCTTCTGAGCATTGACCCCCCGGGGTATATTTTGCTTAAAAAATAGGCACCAGCCCCAACACAGGAAATGAACACTATATGTTTCATTTAAGCCCAAAATGAGTTCAAAAAACGGTCGGGAACCAAAACGTTTTGGTTGCGGGGGTAGAGTTATCCACAGGGACATGAAAATTCGGCGCAGTGATTTGACGTATGAAGAGAGTATGGAGGCGGGTATGAGTCCGATGCAGAAAGAGGTTTTTATTGTGATTGACGAGTGGTGGAAGAGGCATGGGTTTTCGCCTTCGCTTCGTGACATTGCGTATGTTAGGGGTAAGCCGGGGATAGGGTCTACGAAGAATATTGTTGACCGGCTGGTGAAGTTAGGTGTTATAAAGAAGCTTGACAAAGCAGGTAGAACGATTCGCCCGGCGTACATTAATTTCAAGCACTTAAAGGAACTTGAGTGAGCGAAAATAAAAATCTTGCTCCGCAGGAGTTGGAGAATTTGATAGCGCAGTTGCCTATACATGAGCAGGAGAAGCTTATGGAGCAGGTGAATGATTACAAGGCGGCGTTGGAGAGGGAGAAGTGCCAAGAATCGTTTATGGCATTTGTGAAGAAGATGTGGCCGGGGTTTATTCATGGCCGGCATCATGCGGTGGTGGCTAAGGCGTTCGAGGAGATTGCTTCTGGGAAGATTAAGCGGTTGGCGATTTCGATGCCGCCACGGCACACGAAGTCTGAGTTTGGTTCGTACATGTTGCCTGCTTGGTTTTTGGGGAAGTTTCCTGGGAAGAAGGTGATGCAGGCGTCTAACACTGGCGAGCTTGCGGTGGGGTTTGGTCGTAAGGTGCGCAACTTAGTGATGAGTGAGCAGTACCACGAGGTGTTTCCGAATACGAAGATTAGGCAGGACTCGAAGTCGGCTGGTCGGTGGGCTGTAAACGAGGTGGGTGAGTATTTTGCTATTGGTGTGGGTGGTACGATGACTGGTCGGGGTGCTGATCTGGTTATTATTGATGACCCGCACACTGAGGGCGAGGCGGCTTTGGCTGCACATGACCCGGGGGTGTATGACCGGTCTTATGAGTGGTACACGTCTGGTCCGCGCCAGCGACTTCAGCCGGGTGGCTCGATTATTATTATTGCGACTCGTTGGAGTGAGAGTGATCTTATTGGCCGGGTATTGAAGGACTCGGCTGAGAGGGGGCGGCCGGACGAGTGGAGGGTGATTGAGTTTCCTGCCATCTTGCCATCTGGTAATCCCTTATGGCCTGAGTTCTGGCCGCTAGAGCAGTTGGAGGCGCTGAAGGAGGAATTACCTCCGATGAAGTGGAATGCTCAGTATCAGCAAAGACCGACTGGCGAAGAGGGCGCGCTGATTAAGAGGGAGTGGTGGAATGTTTGGGAAGCTGATGATCCGCCGCGCTGTGAGTTTATTATTCAGGCTTGGGATACGGCGTTCACGAAGAACGAGCGGTCTGACTACTCAGCTTGCACGACTTGGGGTGTTTTCCACATGAACGAAGACCCTAACGATGTGCATATTATTTTGTTGGACTCTTTCCAAAAGCGCATGGAGTTTCCTGAGTTAAAGGAAAAAGCCAGATCGCATTACTTGGATTGGGAGCCGGATGACTGTATCATTGAGGCAAAGGCGGCTGGTGCTTCTTTGATCCAAGAGTTGAATCAGCAGTCAGATATTTTTGTTCGGGGTTATACGCCTAGTCGGGGGACGCGTCAGCAATCTAACGACAAGATTGCGCGCATGAACTCGGTGTCCCCAATTTTTCAAGGCGGCAAGGTCTGGGCACCAGATACGCGCTGGGCCAGAGAATTGATTGACCAGATGGCTTCTTTTCCTAACGCGGCACACGATGACTTAGCTGACACGGCTGTTATGGCTATTACAAGGTTTCGACAAGGTGGCTTCTTAAGATTAGAATCTGATGCACAGGATGAGCCAACATCCTTCCGGCGAAAAGCCGCATTCTATTGAGGATTTATATGAGCATCGTTTCTTCCATTTCACAAGCGCCCATGGGTTTAGATTTATCCGATGTTATTCAGGATGACACTCCGGCTGTAGAAATTATGATTGAAGACCCAGAGGATGTGGTCGTTGGTATTGATGGTCTTGAGATTGACCTGATGCCGGGAGAGGATGGCGATGAGCCAGAATTTGATTCCAACTTAGCAGAGTACATGGATGCTGGCGAGCTTGAGAAGCTTGGCTCTGATTTGGTTTCTGAGGTTGATTCGGACATTAACTCTCGCAAGGACTGGGTGGAGATGTACGTCAAGGGACTAGATGTTCTTGGCATGAAGTATGAGGAGCGCACGGAGCCATGGATTGGTGCTTGTGGTGTGTTTTCTATATTACTGACGGAAGCTGCTGTTCGCTTTCAGTCGGAGACTATCATTGAGACGTTCCCGGCTCAGGGTCCTGTGAAGACTCAGATCATTGGTGCGATTGACAAGATGAAGGAAGATGCTGCCGAGCGCGTTCGCACGGATATGAACTTCCAGCTTGTTGACAATATGCCAGAGTATCGACCCGAGCATGAGCGCATGCTTTTTAACTTGGGGCTAGCTGGCGCGGCGTTTAAGAAGGTTTACTTTGATCCAACATTGGGTCGCCAAACATCTATCTTCTGCGGCGCTGAAGATGTGATCATTCCTTACGGCTCTTCTGGTGCTCGCACTGCGGAGCGTGTGACTCATGTGATGCGCAAGACAAAGAATGATGTGCGCAAGCTTCAGGTTGCCGGATTCTACCGCGATGTAGAGTTGGGTGAGCCAGTTATGATCCACAACGATGTGGAAAAGAAAAAGGCTGAAGAGCAAGGTTACTCAGTTACCGATGACGACCGTTACCAGTTCCTTGAGATTCAAGTGGACTATGACATGCCCGGCTATGAAGATGAAGACGGCGTGGCCTTACCCTACATCGTTACCATCGACCGAGGAACGAACAGTGTTTTGTCCGTGTACAGAAACTGGAACGAGGACGACCCTAAGAAATTAAAGCGCCAGCACTTTGTTCAGTACGACTATGTGCCGGGCTTTGGTGCTTACGGTTTTGGCTACATTCACCTGATTGGCGGTTACGCTCGCGCAGGCACCTCCCTCATCCGACAGTTGGTTGATGCGGGTACTTTATCAAACTTACCCGGCGGCTTGAAGTCTCGCGGGTTACGTATCAAGGGTGACGACACTCCTATCTCGCCCGGCGAGTGGCGCGATGTTGACGTTCCGTCTGGATCTGTGCGTGACAACATCATGCCGTTGCCGTACAAAGAGCCGAGCCAAGTGCTGGCTGCTTTGTTGGACCGTATCACAGAAGAGGGGCGCCGACTTGGCTCTATTGCTGACATGAACATCAGCGACATGGGCGCCAATGCTCCCGTGGGAACCACACTAGCTTTGCTTGAGCGTCAGCTAAAGACGATGAGTGCCGTACAGGCACGCGTGCATTACTCGATGAAGCAAGAGTTCAAGCTCTTAAAGGACATCATCCGAGACAATACCCCTAGCGAATACGACTACGAGCCGCAAGGTGGTGATCGCATGGCCAAGCGGGAGGACTATGACATTGTGGAAGTGATTCCAGTGTCAGACCCCAACAGCACGACCATGGCTCAGCGAATCATGCAATATCAGGCTGTGATTCAGTTGTCTCAAAGCGCTCCTCAGATTTATGACTTGCCGCAGTTGCACCGCCAGATGATTGAGGTACTGGGTGTACGCAACGCAGACAAACTGGTTCCAATTGATGATGACATGAAGCCTCGCGATCCGGTGTCAGAGAACATGGCATTCTTGAACGGCAATCCAACAAAGGCGTTTATCTACCAAGATCACGATGCCCACATTGCTGTTCATACTTCTTTGATGCAAGACCCATTGATGGCGGCTCAAATTGGGCAGAACCCACAGGGTCAAAAGATGATGGCGGAGATTCAGGCGCACATTGCAG